CTTCTTAGAGTATCTGATTATCTTGTACAATCCAAACCTAGTCTTACCATTATTCAATCTACAAGTTACCTTGCACCAAGTACTTCTAGTACCATTATTACTAGTAGCATGTATATCCCCTATCGTAGTAACTGAAGCAGGATCTATAGTAGATACTCTTACTCCTGCTACTTCACTAGAGTAGTAACCTATCCTATTTCTAAATAGCCAATGCAATCTAGCTTTATACGATCTATTACTAGGCTCAGGATAATGCTTTTCTCTCCAGCCACTATCACCATTGATAGCAGCACACTGACTATCGTAATAGTCATTAGCATCCTCGAACCATCTAGCCCACCTAGGTAGGTGATCGTCTTCTCTCTTAGTAAATACTAAAGCTATAGGTACAACTATATAGGACAATATTTCTAATACTATCTCTACTACTATTGTCCTTATTAGCTGTAGTATCTCTTTAATTGTTAGCATTCTTTTTCTCTTTAGGTCTAGTTCGGACGACATCAGTAAACTCGTCATCGTCTATGTACCAGAAAGGTTTCTCTCCATTGTCATAGTACATCTTGCCGAAATCGTCAGGATGTGTAGCTAGGTGAGCTATTACCCTGTAGACGTTCGTCATATTCGAGTTATCCCACTGATCGCATTTTCTAGCACGTAAGAATATAAGCATAGGGCATAGGATTACTCCTAAGACAAATGCTAGTAAAGCAACTAATGCATATCCCATCTTGTTCTCATTATAGCTTACTAGCTTCTAAGAAGAAGTTATCTATAGCATTATCGTCCATACCTAATGCCTTAGCCATCTTCTGTAGTAGAGGACTAGTAATCTCAATGTCCTTAGCATACTCAAACTCTATCTGAGCTTCTTTATCTGCTTTAACTAATGCTTCAGCTTGCTCTAGTAGGTTAAGCTTAAGTAGCTGTAGCTTTAATTGTCTTACAGTTATCTGCTTAGGTACAAACTGCTTCCAGAAGTTGTCTATAGCACTGATAGTATCTTGGTTAGTTATAAGCCACTTACTATAAGCTTTTTCATTAGTAGTCTTTAGCTTGACACCTTCAGGAGCAGAAGTTATTACCTCGTCTCCTAGCTCTTGTATGAAGTTAGATGTTACGTAAATTATCTTATCCATTGTATGTCCTTATAGTGTTTGTACAAATCTAGTTATTGGTGTTATTACGTGATTTAAACCGCAAGTACCACTAGCATTGTAACCGCAGATATACACTCTACCATCGTTTAGAAGTATCATAGGATTATTTAAGTTTTCGTAGCCTTGAACATATACTTGCTTGATATTGTCTATATCACTAGTATTGAAAGGTACTCTTGTCAAGCTATTAGCTGCATTAGTATGATTTAGTCCTAAGTTACCGTATCCGTTATAACCTGCTGCATATAAGTATCTAACATTATCAATCTCTACGATTGCATATATCTGACCATATTGTGGTTGAACTGAGTGGTAAGTACCCCAGAATTGTTTTACTTTATAGCTAGTAGTACCATCAGCGAATACTACCTCTTTAAATGTAACTACGTCAGACGTAGCATTTACCCCTAGTTGTCCTGTTGCATTGCTATATCCGCAAGCGAATAATCTACCACTTCTAGTAAGAGCGTAGAATGAGCCTATACCACATACTTCCATCCTAATGATAGGGTCATTAACTTGTTTATATCCAGATGGGAACATACTATCTTCAACTTTAGTAGGTATCGGATTTCTAAATGCAGGTATAGTCGAGTTACTATTACCCCAAACATAGTGAGTATTGTCTGAGCAAGAAGCTACGACTACTTTATAAAAGTATTGTGAGCCAGAGTTATTGTAAGACATTGAAGAGGTTAAGCTTACTACTTTCTTATCTTGTAGTGCTGTTACTTGAGTAAATGTACTTCTATTAGTCTTATCGTTAAGCCCTAGTTGTCCGTTATCGTTCCATCCACAAGAATACAACTTACCTTTTTCAGTGATTATATAAGCTGAAGTATAATAACTATCGTTTAGTATCAAGTCCTTAACACTATCTCCAGCATCTAAGAAAGTAAGTGCTAGTTTAGTAGGTACTGTTAATGCTGTAGTGTTACCCATACCTGCGTGACCATAAGCATTTTCACCCCAGAACCACACCGAGCCATCGTTCTTAATTATGCCAGTATTAGACCTACCACCACCATAACCTGACTTACCTGCGCATACCTTCTTGACATTGTCAGTTATCTTTACCCAGTCATATTGATTAGCAGTATTTCCTATGCCTAAAGTGTTATAGCCGTTATAGCCCCTGCCGTATAAATCTCCGTTTTCGTATAGTAAGAAAGTATGCAGATAATTAGTAATAAGTTGTTTAATCTTAGACTTGCCTTGTAATGGGTGTGGGATATTTATCCAAGAAGGCATATTGCCAGCTGAAAAAGTACTATGGTCGCTATTATTAGCACCGCAGAATAATAGCTCTTCATTTTCTGTTACTACCATATTTACATAATAACTTGCATATAGGTTATCTGGTAATAACTTTATTGGTCCGAACTTACCTCTACTCTGTATCTGGGCGACACTCTTGCCACCAACCGTAGCCGCATCAACATTTTTTAGTAACTGCTCTTTAGTCTCACCATTGAGTGTCTTAGCACTATTAACAGTGATAGCACTATCTCCACCTATAGTTTTAATATTACCGTTATCTGAGTATAGAAGCTTACTTACTTCTGCTTCTCTACCACCTGCTTTATCTTTTACTCTGGCAACTGTTATCTTGCTCTCTGCCATATTTATCCTTTCAATATCTTATGCAGACGTATTCTGCTATATTTTTAACTACGTTTTCTGGTGCTGTTGGTACTACTCTGCTGGCATCAAAATCTATACCTAACCCAGAATATCCAGCTGGATTTTTACTATTATCAACGCCAGCGTAATTACTATTTGTTGCTTCTGTTAATACTAAGGCACCATCAGATAAATTGTTATACCCACTTAACCATCTACCAACTTTGCCAATAATATTTCTAATAGCATCACCTTGCTTGCTGCCAATCTCTCTATCGCTTTGATAATCTACTTCAGCACCTGCATCAAGGCATCTACCGAAGTAGCCTCGTCTGTCTGGTATGTTAAATGTTGTAGTACCATTGCCCTCGCCGTATGTTGTGCCTATAGCTTCAAATAAGTCAGAGTATGCTTCTCTGCTTATCTCTCTACCATCACAGAATAGCCACCTACCTTTAGGGTTTTTCATCGCAAAGAAGCCATATTGTCCTGCTTGAAATTGAGGCTCTTCTAAATCTACTGTAGTACCTTCGATATATAACTCACCATCTACTATTAATTCATCTTCTATAACAGGATCTAGTCTGATAATAGCTTCATTAGCTTGTAGAGTATAAGGCTTAGTTATATCCTTCTCTTTCTCCCAGTAACCATTAATAGATGCATACTTATTAATGTAATCTATAAGTCCTTTCATAGTAAGGATATGAATAGGTCTAGCGTTATAACTTGTATTTCTCATAAGGATTTGTAGATTAGTAGTAATATCTGGTCCTGCTAACATACTATCAGCCTTAGCTAAAATACCTGTAAGCTTTAATTGCTCTGCTTCTAGTACTTGTATATTATTAGTAGGATTGTAGTCATCTTTAACAGACTTCAATCTAGGTATATATCCTGTATAGCTTCTCTTATCGTATGTTTCAGTCTGTCTTACATATTCTTCAGGAGCTAGTCCACCAAGCTTGGCACTATTTACTGCAGTAGCATCAGCATCTAGCTTAGAATTAAGCTCTTCATGCAAGGTTGATAACATAGAATCTAAGTTAGTCATACCTGCTGTAAACTTATTTACTTCAAAAATTAGCTTATCCCCTAGCTCTTTTACCTTTTCTTGCATAGGAGTAAGTTTATTCGCTACTACTCCGTCTATCTCAGTGAACTTAGTTTCTATTGTAGATTGAATAGTAGTAATAGAACTCTTTAGAGTAGTCATCTCTTCATCAAGTTTCTTAATACTTTCAGGATCGAACTTCTTAACTCTCTCTTCTAGTTTAGCTACAGCATCATCAATAGTTCTCTGAACTATCTGTCCTGCTTCTTTATAAGCTTTTATAACCTCTTTAGTTTCAGCTCTATTATTTCTGAAGTCTATTAGATCTTGTTTTATATCTGCTAAGTTCTTTAGTTCTGGTATAACTTCTTGTATGTCTTCTAGGACGCCATAGTATCTAGCTACTATCTCGATAGCTAGTAAGTGTTGAGATACTTCATCTATCTCAGTTAGATGTCCTGATACGCTATCTACATTATCTATGCTCTTATAAAGTCTTTCTAGCTTATAAGAGATATTATTTAGTACTCCGATAGCTTCTGACATACCATAGACACGAGTGATCTCATTTATATGTCTAGCTATGTTATCTAGTAAGCCAGATACACTAGCTTGAGCTACCTTCTTAACACTATCTAGATCAGTAGAAACATTAACTATATCACTAGATACTTTAGATACATTAGTTATGACATCTAGTGAAGGCTCTATAGTTTTAATATACTCAATACTATCTCGTAGTTTAGCCATTGTATTTCTCAATGAGAGCATATCATGGATATTACCCATCTCAGCTTTCATCTCTTTAAAGAGTGGTAAGTTCTCTAGTAGAGTTTTCTCTTCATCACTCAACTCTTCTCTAAGTACTATTGTCTTTATAGTATCTGTATTCTCTGCATTAGATAGATTACTATGTGTACCTTCATGCTTAGAGTTTATAAACTGAACTAAATTAGCCATTAACAAAACCCTTTCATATCAGTCGTAGTTCGAATAAGACTATCAGGGATCACTTGTTGATTCATAATAGCTTTTTCAACTTCATTGTTATAAGCAGTTAAGGCATTGCCATAGTATTGTTTATAACCCTCTATATTAGTAACAATTCTTAAAGCTACATAGGCATATAAGACATCTAATAGACCACTAGGTAAATCTAATTCATCTTCTATACTAGTTACCTTTATAGGCTTAGGTTTATACTCTACATAGTAAATATCACCTTCTTTAGCATTAGGGAAGAATAGAGTATCTTGATTGATGGCGAATACATTGACCTCATTCAATCTAAGAGTACTATCCTTGTCATCTCTAACACTAAGAATCTTATAGATCTCATCTTCATTAGTTTTAAAAATATCTGTCTCTACAGCCTCATTCTCTAACATCACTTCTTTATCTAAAGTAATATTCATCTCTTTAAGAGCTTCTATCTGAGCTGCTTTAGTTGCAAAACCACCATGAGTCATCTCACACTTAGCAAGCTTAGCATGAGTAGCCATAATAACATTAGGATCTTGTCTAGATATTCTAAAGTTCTTTCTAAAAGCAGGTACTAGAACTATGGCTTGTTCTCTCTTAACATTGAATAGTCCATAGATAGTGTTCATAGCTTCATTAATAAGCACTATTAAGTTCTCATTATTCATCTGTTTATTAGGAGTAACATTAGGTAGAGTAACGATCTTTAAATGCTCTATTGCTTCTTTTACTTTCATGTTAAAATACCGTATTCCTTATTGTAGTTATTTCACTTACTTCATTATCGTAAGTACCATAGGTATTAGGCTTGAAGGCATCGAAACTACCTAGCATAGATATGCTATCTAGTACATCGTCATGCTTAGATTTAAAGCCTTGTTTAGTAGCCTTACTTCTCTCCTCTTCGAACTCGTTATACCATGCAGTATCTTTCATCTCATTAGCTATCCATACCTTCTTAGTATCGAATCTAGGTTTAAACAGAATAAATCTAGAGAACTTATCTCCAGTAGGTCTAATACCATCTTCACCATTATTATTCGAACTAAGGAAGTTAAAATAGATATTCTTAGCTAGCATCTCATCTCTTAACCAAGAGATAAATCCAGCTTGTTGTCCTGTAACTTCTATGCCTACTCCGATAGGGTTATATACAGGTATAAACTCAAATATCTTATTTATAAACTTACTAACTTCAGTCTTATCGCACCAGCCATCTACAAGCATATAATCACCATTATTAGAGTAAGCCCATACGCTAATAACACTGAAGTCAGCATTCTTCTTAGCACTAGTAGCTAAGTCAGTAGTAATGTAGAAGTTATATCTATCTTTATGTTTTAATACTTGTTCTCTATTGAAGAAAACTAGACTAGAATTAGGTATAAGTAAATCTTCTTTAGAAGTGATCCTAAGCATAAGCTCTTGATAGAAACTATCTATCTTACCTATACTCATAGCCTCTTCATAAGCATCTTTTACATACTCATAACTAAATCTATCTTCCCAACTACCTTTAAACTCTTCTTTAGTACAAGGGAACTTTTCGCATACTGGGTAGCAAGCTACCTCCCAAGCTCCACTCTCAACTATCTTATATAAAGGATCTTTAGCATTAAATGGAGTACCTAACCAGATTACTTTATGCTTAACAGGACTAAGAGCATATTTAACGGCTTTATGGATAGTGTCTTCTATAGTTTTAATAACAGTATCGCTCCTAGCATCCTCATCACTAATAATGTCATCTACGATAGCTAAAGTAGGTCTCTTACCATATTCTTTAGCACCACGAAGACCAGTTTTTGCCCCATATAATTTCACTACAAATCTATCACCTCTTAGATTTACAAACTCCAATCTAACATCAGTGATCTTTCTTCCTGCAGTAACATTGTCATCTTCATTGCCATCTTCATCTACATACTTGATACTCTTATTAGGTATAAGCTTCTGTAAGAACTCGCTATTCTGATACCTATACTCTATATTCTTTCTAAGAGATTTAACACCATTCTCAATACTATCACCTATATATACAGCAAACTCAGTTTTACCTATGCAAGGTAATTCTCCGAATGCTGCAGCATATAAGAATAACCACTCTGCGCAAAGGGTAGTTTTGGCTAAGCCCCTATGGCATAGAACAGCAGTATTTCTAGTAGATGTAAAAACAGCTTCACATATCTTTAAATGTACTAGAGGAGTTTTATTTTCTAGAGTATCACCACTAGCCATCTGAATAAAGTTAATAAACTTAAGAGCATCTTCACTTGGAACATATCCCTTGAAGTCATAATCTACTTCATTTAAATACTCGTCTACACTCTTAGCCATCGTTTACTACCTTAGCATCTATGAAGCTCATTTTAGAGTTAGCTACATCAGTAAGCTTACTACCATTAGCTATCAATCTTTTCTGTTCTTGTACCATGTTAGCTAGCATTTCTTCATACTGATCTACAATACTATCAGCCTTGTTATTAACATTAACATCTACTTTTATATTCTCTGGTGGCTTGAGGTGTAATAATAATTTATCAGCAGCATTAATCCTATCTCTAGAATACTTAGCAGTATCCATCTCTTCTACTAGTCTCTTAACAGCTTTATATCTATAGCCTTGAAACATAAGCCATAAAGGTACTTCAGCTTGAGAGAGTATTTTTATAACAGTAGGATTTTTACGATACCTAATAGCAGCACTACTTAGTTGCTTATATTCATCAGAACTAGTATCTGCTCCTACTCTATCTTTTACAAAATCTCTATAACTAAAGGCTCTAGTATAAGCTTGAACTACATTACCACCATTAGCCTCTAGAAAACTACAAAATCTAATGGCATTGACGTAATCCTCTAGGCTAACACGATCACCTTGTAGAGCATCTTGATAAGTATAAAGGGTATCCATAAATCTAAAGCCATCGAAGTCAGGCTCATTAATTGTCTGGTTGATTAAGTCAAGAGCTTCAGGAGTAATAGTAAGTCTCTTCTTCCCCTTTAGAGACTTACTAAACCATTCAGTTAATTCTTCTTTAGATACATTAGTAACTGTCTTGACAACGTTTCTAAGACCTAAATCAGTATCACTCAATGTCTTCTCCTTAAGATCTAATTAAATATTACGAATTAATCTTAGCGTAATACTGATAAACTTTCAAGAGTAAATCTGCTATAATTAAGGTTAGATTAAACCTTTATAAAGGACATTCTATGAAGAAAATATTTTTAGGATTTTTAATTTTAGTGACTTCTAGCTTCGGTTGGATGAAGACTGACATCATAGAAGCTTGTGTATCTGTAAAGCAGAACTATGGCTGGAGTATGCCAGTAAAAGTACTAGTAGCAATAGGTATGCCTTCAGATATAGCTGTAATCTTACAAGACTATAATAACATAGCTCTCTCATTAGATAGATCTATAATAGGTAGATATATAATAGGAGATGTAATAGGTGTAGACGAAAATAGAGTTATGTATAAACTACAAGACTCTAACTTCTGCTATTAACCTTTTTACTAGAAAGATTCTCTACTTCTATAATATTTACTAAAGCTTTATATAAGTAAGAATCTTCTTCACTTAAGTTCTCTTCACTCTTTAGCTCTTCTAACTTATTATTGAGTAGATTAAACATTAGTTCAGTAGCTACAGCTTCACAATCTTTCTTATACTGCTCTTTACTTAAAGTACCATCAATCTTCTTCGATAAATATACTTCACTAAACATTTCTCTACTCCTATACTCTTCTGTTAAGAATATCTTTTTATTCAGCCAATCAATATACTGCTCACCTTCTACATTAAACCATAAACTCATTCTATCCTTGAATACTTCACGAATATCTTTAAAGACATCTTGAGATAACCTATCCTTAGATGTAGCACTCACTCCATTCATTCTAGTTAGCATCTTAGTATAGACAGCTTTACCTATAACCCAACCAATACTAACTACTAGTATAGTGACAACTAGTGGAGCAGCTCCAGCTACTGAGCTATCTGTAGCTCCCCTAGAAGTAGCTACTAGAATGTTACCTAGAGTAATCCCTATAGCAGAAAACAAGAATCCACTCAATATCCCTATAACTAATGCAGCACTCTTCTTCATCTTACATCCTTACTAATTTATCTAAAGTATCCCTGATCTCACTAGGAGTATATAACCTAGTACCAATATAGGTCTCATTTAGATTGAAGTATCTCTCTACAATATCTCTCAATCTAGCTAACTTATTACTATCCTTACCTTGCAAGCAATGACCTATCTCTCTGCCTATGACTTCACTTAGATATTTAGAAGCTATCATATTAGTAATAGAGTTATCTAACTCTTTAATCCCATCCATATTACCTATACCATTCTCAAACTTCTTAAGTATCATAGATATACAATCTTCATCTTGTTTTAGCTCTTCGGTTATACCCTTGTACAAGTCCTTATCTAATGGGATATCTCCTAGTATCTCTTGAAAATTATCAGCATAACTCTCGCAATGAACTTCGATTACATCATCAGTAAGCCAGAATCTACCACTCATATAACCCTCCTTTATTTTCATTTAAACATATTTTAAAAGTATTAGTCTTAATATTCTCTTATCAATTCTTAAAGGACCTACTATGAACTTAGAGCAAGCCTACAAGAGTTACAGAGATAATCTGCTAATAACAATATTCGAAGTAGAAACCTATGCTGAGTATTCCCTTAGATTTCAAGATCTAAATCAGCTTCTAAACTTATACTCTAGAGCTACCTTCTATCTATGTGAATGCCTCGATGAAAGCTCACTTATAGTCTATTACCTAGATCCTATCTCAAGAGAACGAGCTACTAACCTATTCAAGTTATCTCTCCCTATAATAGAGGAGCATCTAAGGCAAGCAGTAGTAACTCAATCTAAGCAGATACCTAAGTCAATAATCCAGTCATCAATCCAGACAGTAAAAGCATTACAATCTAAACCTAAGCATACTCTAAACATACATCAAAGATATGTCCTGCATTATCTAGAAGTATTCTTAGAATACCTTCACTAATACAAGGCACTAGTCCTAGTAACTCATACTAGGCAGGCTCTCTCGACCAAGCATGGTCTCTAAAAAGATAGTCTAGGCTTTAAGTAGTATGAGGAGAGTACGAGGAGGTTGAGTATTGATTTGTATCGGGAAATTATAATTTTATATGAGGGTAGTACTCCCCCTCTCGCTCTCAAAAATTATTTACCTACCCCCCTACTCATTGTAAAAAGCATTCTTTTTCTCAAGCCAGCTCTCTAATAGTTCAGAGTTCTCCATGCTATTCGGTTAATCGTTTGAGAGTTGTACTCTTAATAAAATTAAATTAAAAGGAGACGTTATGTCTAAAGAGATCTCATTATTCGGAACAGTTAAGGAAGTATTAGGCACTGTCCTTAGATCAGGTGAGAGGCTAGTTAAGATAGCTGATCAAGGCACTCAATATGCCTTAGAGGCAGCTAAGGTTGCAAGGCTAGAGGCAATAAACGATTTAGAGATCAGTGAGGAATCTCTTAAGAGTTTCGAAGAGAAAGTTGCACTACTAGAGAGAATTAAATAATTTAAGTTTGGCTTAAGTTTTCTCTCCACCTTAGGTTAGGGTTTATCCCTACCTTACTTTTTTTTTTCGTATCTCC